TTTGCTAAAGAAAAAGATTCACAAAAACATTTTAAGTTAAATAACGGATGTGAAGTTAAAGCGGTAGCTACATCAAAAGATGCCCTTAGAGGATTTACACCAACGATTCTTATATTTGACGAAGCGGCGTTTATCGAAGCTGACAATGATTTTTGGGCAGCTTGTATGGCGTCACTATCTACGGGTGGTAAAGTTATCGTCGTGTCAACACCAAATGGATTTGACCCAATTTACTATGAAATATATGACCAAGCACTTAGGACTTTAAATGATTTTAAAATATCTGAAATGTTTTGGTTTCGTGACCCACGATATACCAAAGACCTGTATATGGTCAAAACTACAGACATTATTCATTACCTTTTAAATAAACAAGACTATAAATCCGAAGATATTATTAGTTGGGAACATATTCCATTTCAAGAGAGAGATTTTGGAAAATTAAAAGAATTAATGTCACAAGGGTACAAACCATCTTCAGAATGGTTTGAAAAAATGGTTAAGAAGTTAAAGTACGACAAACGAAAAGTATCACAAGAGTTGGAGTGTAACTTTTTGGGTTCTGGTGACAACGTGTTTGACCCAAAGATGTTACAAGTTGTAAAAGAAAACGATATAAAAGACCCCGATAACAGAATGATAGGTAACTCACTTTGGATATGGAAAGAACCTGTAATGGGTCACAAATATGTCATGGGGGTCGATGTTAGTCGTGGAGATAGTGAGGATTTTAGTTCATTTCAAATTATAGATTTTGATACAAGGGAACAAGTAGCTGAGTTTGTTGCAAAACTTCCACCCGATACAATGGCTGAGGTTTGTTACAAATGGGGTATGATGTATAACTGTCTTATTGTAATAGATATTACAGGTGGTATGGGAGTTTCAACATCAAGAAAACTTCAAGAAATGGGGTATAAAAATTTATATGTCGACGGACTAGATGTTACAAATAAATGGAAATATGACCCAAAAGCTCAAGAAAAAATACCAGGTATTAACTTCAATAATAAAAGAGTTCAGATAATAGCTTCATTTGAAGAAGCTATGAGACATAAGTTTGTTATTAGAAGTTCGAGGTTATTTAACGAAATGAATACGTTTATTTATATAAACGGAAGACCCGACCATCAAAAAGGACATCACGATGACTTAATTATGGCAATTTCAATGGCTACGTATGTCGCTGAAACTTCATTTAGTAGTTTGACAAAAGTTACCGAACAAACAAAAGCTATGTTGAATTCTTGGTCAGTTAGTAGTAATGAAAATGTGAATAACTCAATATCATTTAACCCAGTGTTACCAAATATTAATGAAAAACGAGATAATTTTGGAAGACAACAAGTTTCAAGAGAAGACTATATGAAATATGGTTGGTTATTTGGTGGTAGATAGTATTTATTGTAAAATAATATAATTTGTGGGACTAACAGAAAGAAAAAGAAGTGGAAACAGTTTTGCTGGTTCAAAACTAAATGTTCCTGGACAAGGTATTTACGTTGTAAAAAACAATGACGGTGAGAAATTACAAATAAATGAACAAAAAAATAGAATACCAAGACCTTCTCAAACACCCACCCCAACAATAAGTCAAACAAACACTGAGACACAAACACCAACCCCGACCCCCACAAACACTGAGACACAAACACCGACCCCTACAATAACACCAACAAACACTTTAACTCCAACACCAACAATAACTCCAACAGTGAGTTGTTCTATACCAAGCGGTTTAACTTATAATAACGCTTTGTTTGAATATAGTGGAGTTTCATTTTACACTAGTTTTACAGAAACATGTGAAGCTTTATTTTCAATTGACACATCTGGGTTTACATCTACAGGTATTACTTGGGGTATTAGAACATATAGTGTACTTCCAAATATAGGGGATTACATATGGAGAGACCCAATAATCAGCACACAATGTATACCATTGGATGACGGATATTATATTATAAATTCTTTATTACCAAATCCATATATAATTCAAGTTTCGGGAAGTACTGTAATTGATATACCGACTTGTGGTATAGACCCAATTAGTTTGAGTCAACCTTTTATGTACTTTGAAACTTTTGACACGAATTATTTATCCCCTTCGGCATTAACATCTGGTGATTCTGTACTTGAAATGTATAGATATAGTGATAATTTATACACGTCTAGTGGCGATACTGGTTGTACAGCTTCTTGGGATGTTTTAGACGGTGAAAACATGTTATATTTCCCAGGATTAGCTGGTGGTTGTTGGCCTCCTCCTTGTACTGGTAGTTGTCCAACACTATACTATACTAATCAGGATATTAGTTTTATGTATCAGTCGGGTTATTCATACACCATATACTTTGTCGGTAAACCTCTTTCGGGTAGTACGGTTGAAGGTCCTATTTTTGCTGATGATTGGGATTACCCTACTACGTCTGGTCATGAAAAACTTTACGTTAAAGACAATAAAGACATTTATTTTAGAGTAAAAACAAATGGGTTAGGTGGTTTATTATTTGACATACCAGTAGAAACTAATGTAGACTCTAACGATTTGGAAAATAAAAATCTTAGAGTTTTTTCAGTTAGGGCTAATGACACTAGAGACACAATAAATGATAGTGTTTTTACATATGTAAATAATACTCAAACAACCGCGACAACACAAAGTTTTGTAAGTAATGACACTAGTACTAATTTTGTAACAGCAATACTTGGTGGTAATGCAATTAATGAACCTTCCACAAATAATTACGAGGGTTATTTTGCTGAGTTAATAATGTTTAAAGATTTTCATGACGAGTACACTCATTGGAAAGTGGTTAACTTTTTAAAGAACAGATGGAACATAACGTAAATAAAACTATTTAATTATAGGTATTTATATTTAAAATTAGTACATGGAGAACAATAGTAATCAAAATTTAACGGTTTGGCAAAGATTATCGAAAGCTTTCGGTCCAAACGCGTTACTTAATCAGGATTATCCGACATACAAATACGATAAAAAAGAACTTTTAAAAACCCCTTCAAAACAAGAATATGAAAGGGAATTATTACAAGCTCAACAAACTTATTACTTAGCCAATCAGTGGACTAAGATTGAAAGTAATCTTTATACCCAAGCTGTATATTATGAACCAACGAGATTAGCTTCATTCTATGACTACGAATCTATGGAGTACACTCCCGAGATTTCAACCGCTTTGGACATTTACGCTGAGGAATCCACAACAACAGACCAAAATGGTTTTATGTTACAGATTTACTCTGAATCAAAAAGAATTAAAGGTATTTTAGCTGACTTATTTAATAATGCTCTTGATATTAACACCAATCTTCCAATGTGGACAAGAAACACTTGTAAGTACGGTGATAACTTTGTGTATCTTAAATTAGACCCCGACAAAGGTGTTGTTGGTTGTATGCAATTACCAAATATTGAGGTTGAACGTTTGGAAAGAGGTATGCCGGCTAAGTCTCATAGTACTGAAGACTTACCCGAAAATAAAGGTTTAAGATTTAAGTGGAAAGCTAAAGACATGGAATTTAATTCATGGGAAATAGCTCACTTTCGTTTAATGGGTGATGATAGAAAACTTCCTTATGGAACCTCCATGTTGGAAAAAGCTAGACGTATTTGGAAACAGTTGTTACTATCTGAAGACGCGATGTTGATTTATAGAACATCAAGAGCACCTGAAAGACGTGTGTTTAAGGTATTCGTAGGAAACATGGATGATAAAGACGTTGAACCATATGTACAACGTGTTGCAAACAAATTTAAAAGAAGTCAAATTGTGGATAGTCAATCTGGTAACGTAGATTTACGTTTTAATCAAATGGCTGTTGACCAAGATTATTTTATCCCTGTTCGTGACCCAGCTCAAGCTTCACCTATTGAAACTTTACCTGGGGCTCAAAACCTTTCAGAAATTGCTGACATTGAGTACATTCAAAAGAAACTTTGTACCGCTCTTCGTGTACCTAAAGCTTATTTAGGGTTTGAAGAAGTTGTTGGTGATGGAAAAAATTTATCATTACAGGATATTAGATTTGCTAGAACAATTAATAGAATTCAAAAATCAATGATTTCTGAATTAAATAAAATAGCTATTGTTCATTTATTCTTACTTGGATTTGAGGATGAATTAAATAACTTTACACTAGGTTTAACCAATCCATCTACTCAAGCTGACCTTCTTAAAATTGACGTATGGAAAGAAAAAGTTCTTCTTTACAAAGATATGGTTACACCAATCCAAGGACCTAACATGGCTCCGACATCTACGTCTTGGGCTAAGAAACATATCCTAGGATTTTCTGATGAAGAAATTAGACTTGACTTACAACAACAAAGAATTGAAATGGCGGTTGGAGCTGAACTTCAAAATACAGCTACAATCATTACACACACAGGTTTATTTGACAATATAGATAAACTATACGGAACTAAGACGGGTGGAACACAAAACGCTACCTCAACACCACCACCGCCTCCAGGAGGAGAAATGGGTGGAGGAGGAGAAATCCCACCACCGCCACCCCCGCCAGCAGGTGGAGAAGGTGGGGGACCACCAATTCCCGAAAATGAACAAAGAGATAATTTAAAAATTCTCTTGGAAAATGAAGATTTAA